GATGTGATTCTCATCACTAAGAATCTCAATCCTTGCTTGGTTCCATTCATCACATGACATTTCCCAGTGGGTAGCGTCATGTTCAGCGAATAGAAGTACTAGAAGTGCTAGACCATGCATTGGATGAACGTGTTAGAATACTAACATAAGTATTTAGAAATGTCAAATTGTAACAATCAATACCTTTACAATAATTTAATTATTAATTTCCTGATAAGTAAAAGGATTCACCTCTACCTCTACATACTCTCTTAACAGATGCATCATATGTAGGAGGATCTTCTGTTATTAATTTCTTTGCAAAATCAAAAGCTTCTCTGAAGCGAGTCCATTTATATACGTCATCATATGTTTTAGCAGACACAAGAACCCCATCGTTTCTCTGGTATCTCATAGTCTTCCACACAGTAGGTTCATCTAACCTTCTGTAAAACAATGCCCAATCTCCTTTCTGATCTGCACTCATTTTTTCTTCTTTTTCTCAGGTTTTTTACTAGGATCATTCCAAAGTTTAGGAGTAACTCTACCTTCAGATTGAACTATTGCCAAGACATTTTTATATTTGTCATAGTAATGATCAAATATTTCAGACATTTTATATGCCATGGTAAGATCCCATCTTGTCTCCTCCTTATCACCTACCTTATACTGCACAAGGTATGCATTATATGGTAGTGCAGAGTTGTTATCTTTTTTAGGATCGCAATTTTCTTTTAGTATATTCAATGTTAACATCAGCTACGGTTTCCCCACTGGATTGAAGGGAATGCTTGTTCTACACACTGTCTGGTAATCTTCCAACGCTTACCAATCTTCCTGTCTTTAACAAGACATAGAACCTCTGCCTCTCCTTGATGCAATCCTTCCAATAATTGAATGAACAAAGTCTCACGACGTGTCTGTGAGATATTTGCACCACCCTTAAAAAACAAATATAACTTACGATACTCTTGAGCAAGTAAGGTATGTTCTGTTTCCTCTGGTGCTTCGTTCTTTTTATATGGTACTTCCCCATCTGGAAGCATTGAGATAACACTCTCATCAAAGTTAGCAATCAAAATAGCTCTAAGTGCTGGAGTGTTATATTCATCCAGTAATTTAACCTTTTGTGCTTTTGTTTTCGCATTGCTAACTTTTTGTAGCACTTCATGCATTAATAATTTCATAACTTAATTGTTACCGTAAGTATATTTATTCCTCTTCTAATTCGTCCTCATTTAAGAAACGAACTGAAAGAAGTTCTTCGTTGATCCAGTTACCATCCGAGTTAAACATTTCGGGGTGAACACTTTGTTCTTCTTGTGTATACATGTGTTCTTGTTTTACTTCTGCAGCTACCCATCCAAATAATACTCCAATCGCTAAGAAGATAAAGGATGTAGTTACCGATATAAAAATCATCATCGTTTCAGTCATTGTTCAACTCCGAACTAGTTTTTTTCTTGATGTTCCCACCTAAGTTCAAAGTTGAAGTAGACTTTTCTTTTTAGGAAGGTAAACATTTGGTTTATAAGTAACCCTTTACGGGTAGGTTCAACGATCTTCGGTTTTGCCCTCCTTAACATGAGCTCTATGCCTTTATTTATTTTAAGTTCACTCATTTTTTCTTTACAGAAACTAAATTTTTATCTAAAAATAATTTAGCGGTCTCAACAAGTCCACCAATTCTCTCTCCATCAATAACAACAAAAGGAAAACCAATAACCTCAGGGTATTCTTTTTTGAATAGTTCTGATGGGCATTGGTTTTCTTTTTCACCAACAACAATTGTTGTGTACTCTACACCCGCCCTTTCAAAAAGTTCAATAAGATTACCACAAAATTTACATCCAACTTTTGTGTAAGCTTTTATCTCCATAGTATTTTTTCTATACAAAATATAGTATAACACAGACTCATCTTTTTGGCAAAAAAATTGGCGGAGAATTTTTTTCCCCGCCAATGAATTCACTTTGTGATTTTAGATTAGACCCAGAGATCCTGCTGTAATACCAACCGCAATAAAGAAACCAAATTCTATTAGGTCTCTATAAGGATTGTGTAGTAGGTGTTTCATTAACCTATTGCAGGTGCTGTTAGAGCAACTGTTGTTGACTCTGCACTTGCTAGATCAAGTGGGAAGTTGTGTGCATTTCTCTCATGCATAACTTCCATACCCAAGTTTGCTCTGTTTAGAACATCACCCCATGTTGGGATAATTTTTCCGTTAACATCAACTACAGACTGGTTAAAGTTGAAACCATTTAAGTTGAATGCCATTGTGCAGATACCCATAGAGGTTAACCATACACATACAACAGGGAAAACTGCTAGGAAGAAGTGTAAACTTCTTGAGTTGTTGAATGAAGCATACTGGAAGATTAATCTACCAAAGTAACCGTGTGCAGCTACAATGTTGTATGTTTCTTCTTCTTGTCCGAACTTATAGCCGTAGTTTTGACTCTCTGTTTCTGTAGTTTCTCTGATTAGAGATGAAGTAACTAAAGAACCGTGCATTGCACTGAAGAGACTACCACCGAACATTCCTGCAACACCAGCCATGTGGAATGGGTGCATTAGAATGTTGTGTTCTGCTTGGAACACGAACATAAAGTTGAACGTACCTGAGATACCTAGAGGCATTCCGTCAGAGAAAGATCCCTGTCCGAAAGGATACACTAAGAATACTGCAAATGCTGCAGATACAGGTGCTGAATATGCTACACATATCCATGGTCTCATACCTAATCTGTATGATAATTCCCACTGTCTTCCCATGTATGCTGAGATACCGATAAGGAAGTGGAAGATTACCAACTGGTAAGGACCACCATTATACAACCACTCATCTACTGTTGCTGCTTCCCATATAGGGTAGAAGTGTAGACCGATTGCATTTGATGAAGGAACAACTGCACCTGAGATGATATTGTTTCCATACATTAGAGCACCTGCTACAGGTTCTCTGATGCCGTCAATATCTACAGGTGGTGCTGCTATGAAAGCAACGATGAAGCATGCAGCTGCTGTGAGCAAGCATGGAATCATGAGTACACCGAACCATCCAACATATATTCTGTTGTTTGTAGATGTTACCCACTCACAGAACTCTGGCCAACCAGCTAGGAGACCATTCTGTCTGCGTGTAATATTTGAAGTTGTCATTAGTAGGACGTTTTTAAGTAGGGCTCTAGGGTAGAGCGAAACTTATTCCTGCAAATCCCTCACTTGCAGGTAAAAAGACGTAATTTATCCTCCCATAGGTCTTGGTTAGCGGGAGCAGATATTGATAAGGAAAGTTATCACCTTTCGTTATTTATCTTAACACAAGTTTACACTTTTGTCAAGGAAAAATTTTTATTGCCAATATTCATCTAAAATATCAAATACTCTATTAAGATAATCATTTGCCCCTCTGCAATATCCTTCATTTTTTTCTCCTATTTCACACTTATAATGTATTTCTCTTTTAGCTGCATAAGTTTATTGGTCATTGCAACCTTGTCTAGTCTTCCGTTCATTTTCCTAGAAAGTACTAAATTTTATATATCTGTCTCTTCCATCATTGATGACATCATTACTACGAAAAGTGAAGTTAATATCACGGTTCCCGAAAATATTGCTATAAACATCTGTAAAGTCTGATAATAATTCATACGTTTAGTGTGTGGGCATTAATATAAGAAAAAGATATCATTGCAGGGATAACCCAACTAAACGGTAAAAACATTCTTATTTTTTCTCTATGTTTGTTCATTTGTTTAATAATCGTTATCTGCAACACACATACCTAAACAACGTATTCCGTTTGTTGCTGTTCTTCGGCAATGTTTGCATAAAATTTTTTCTTTAGTTTTCATCCTAGCAACCCTGCAGAACCTGCTGAAATTCCTACGATCATAAAAAAACCGAACTCCACCAAGTCTCTTGAACCTGGTGGAATTGAATTAATAATAGTGGACAAAAGTATCATGAATAGATAAACCCTAATCCACCTGTTGCTGTGTATGCGACTGCACACAGAAATACTACTCTGCTAATAATCATTATGCTCCCTGATAAACTGGTGTCATAACTCCACCGCCTTCATCATCATCGTCATCGTCATCTACTAAACGTAAAAAATATTCAATAGCGACTAGAGCACTCACTGGATAGAAACACCATAGTATAGCTTTCCAAATTGGAAATGATTGTGCAGCGATGTTGAATTCTCCCATTATTTTAAGTTTTGTTACAATAGTATTTAGTTTTGTAAAGTTTTAAGCGAATATGCTTGTAATAGTGCTAGATGCCAATGCCATCGCAAAAATGTATGGCACAACTTTTAATGGCACTGGATGTCTGTTCATTATACGAAACCTGGTATGAGTTGACCTGTTGTTAAATATGCACCGATTCCTGCTACGATGCCTAGCATTGCTAATCTACCGTTAAGTTTTTCAGCAACTAATTTTTGCTTTTCTACTTCTTTCATTAGAAAATACCTGGAATTATTTGTCCTGTTGTTGCGTATGCTCCTATTGCTGCAACGAAACCAAGCATTGCTGCCCAGCCATTAAATCTTTCTGCTTCTGGTGTCATTGGATTGTACCTTTTTTGAATTGTGAATTGTGTATTAAGTTTCATTTTAGAAGAAACCTGGTGCTATCGCTCCGAATAGAACGTAGTTGATTGTGCCGATTGCTAAACCGAGCATTGCGAGACGACCATTGATCTTCTCTGCGTATTTCCAATATGGATGTGCGTGATCCATTAGAAAATACCTGGTATGATTTGACCTGTGGTAACATATGCACCGAGAAGTGCAACAAAACCAATCATAGCCCAACGACCATTAACTTTCTCAGCGTTCTGAGGATATCCCTCATAGGAAGCACTTTCGTCAATATAAGGTCTTGTTTCATTTGGGAAAGCGTTTTGTCTTCCACCTGATTCAGTTGTGACTGTCATTGAAATATTAATTTATGTAACAATATTATATAGTAAATATAAAATTTTGTCAAGAAACTTAACATTTCAGAGATGATCCCAGTTATGAAATGCTAATATAATTATTAAAAAATTATTAAGAATATAAGTTTTGCTTATTATTTGTTCTCAAAACCTGGTGGAACACGATTAAAATATGGATCATAATCAAACATTTTATCCCAATCATCAATATTAGTTGAAGAGCATCTCCAGAACTGCCATATACCCTCATAACTCGATTTATGAAATACATGAATGTGTATATCGTGTATTGAAGAACCCAACTCAAGTTTGTAAAGAAATAAAGGTATTGCAAAGGTATTACCAGAATTGTATATTAAATCATCCGCAACTGCTCTCGGTTTTGAATCTTGATCAATTTTATACTTGTCACCACGACAATGTAATCTTACAAGTTTTTCTGCGTGATGTCTTGTAATTAAATAGCAAGCAGTTGAAAAGTCATTTATAAATCTACGATGTAACTGTGCATATACTGTAGCAGGATTAATAATTGCTAATTGTATAACATCATAGTCATAAGGTATCTTTGCATAAAAATCTTTCCAAGTAAAACCCCAATGCAACACTGTTGATATATCACAATCATCTTCCATCATCAAAGCACAAGGTTCATCAGTTTCAAGAAACATTTTCATTGCTTTCAGATGTGATGTAGTGCAACCTACTTCACTTGATGACATACCATCAGGATACTTTCCTTTTAAAATATCACTTAGATCATCTTCACGACCATCATATGCAGAGACACGAGTGTAGTTTTCAATTTCCCACTCTTTGAACATATTCTCAGCAGATTCCCATCTCTCTGGTTCACCGTCAAGATTGATGCAGTATATTGGAGGTAATCCTTTCAGTTTATATGCTGCTTTATTCATAGTTGTGTTTTAATCCACTGCTCTACATCTACCTCTGGTTTCCAAGCAAATGTTTTTTTTATCTTATCGATGTTTGCCAAACTATTTCTTGCCTCTCCAATTCGTGGTGGTATATTGATTGTATCATCAGATATGAAAGATGCAATCTCATTCACTGAATAATTTTTACCTGACCCTACATTATATACTTGACCATATGCATCGTCATCTGGATTTGATATTGCTGCCATTACATTTGCATTTGCTACATCTTTTACATAGATATAATCCCTTCTTTGTTCCCCGTCACCAACGATTGTGAGTGGTTCACCTACTGCTTTCTGTCTAAGAAATATACCTGTCACAGGAGCATACTGACCCTTTCTAGGTGCTCTCTCACCAAACACATTAAAATATCGAAATATAATTGTATTAAGTCCATAGAGATCTGTATACATTTTACATAACTTCTCACCTGCAATCTTGGATACTGAATATGGATTTAAACAATCATCTGGTTGTGTTTCGATATTTGGTGCTTCGTTCAATCCGTAACCTGATGATGTAGATGAATATAATACTTTCTTTGCTCCAACTTCTCTTGCACATTGTAATACATTACAAGTTCCTATTGTATTAATATTGAGTGCGTTTACTGGATTCTCAATCGCAGGTCCGATTCTCGCCTCTGCTGCACAATGAAATATATAATCTGCTCCTGTAAATGCTTTCTTAAGTGCTTTATAATCTGTGATATCTATGTTTACATTAAAGGTATCTTTTCGCCAATGAAAATTATCATTGTCGGAATATTCATTGTCAATTACAACGACCATATGATCTAATCTTTTCAGTTTTTCAACGATGTGTGACCCAATAAAGCCAGCACCACCAGTAACGATTGAGATAGTCATTAATATAAAACAGTTGGTTTCCAGAAATTACGATCAGGTTGTATCACTTCAAATGTAGGATAAGATGTTAAAGGTTGGTCTGTTCCATTAGAACTGGTTTGATAAAATAATGGTTCATCAAACGCATAGACATTATAATATCTTTGTATCTCTGCAAAACCAATATCTTGATGTTGTGCGGTATCAAAAGATTGATGTGCAATCTTACTGCAAAGTGAAATATATTCCTCATCTAAGTATAGCACAGAATGAGCACTCAGCATATTATATATTCTCAAAAGACCACCGTTCAAATCTTCATATTGAACACAAGGTCCTGAGTGTGAATTCATACGACCCCAAGATGATATGCCAAGGTAAACTGCATCTGAGTCGTCAGGAATATCAATGATAGTTCTAAAATTTTTTGCTTTACAATCATCTTCAAATATAATAAATGGTGGTGCAACTTCGTTCAGTGCTTTATAATGTGAATATGAACAACCTGCTAATGGTCTCTCTGGTGTATACTCTCCATCTACCCGTATAATATTTTCAAATCCGCATTCATCTAATACATCAACGATACTGTTCTTACGTTCAACATCTTGTTCAAGATTAATATAAACAGCAGGTATTTCTCTAAGATCTAAGTTCATTGTGGTCTTTCTTCAATGCAATAATTTTAGCATCATAAGGATAATCGGAGTTATACATTTGCTCCTCTGCAAAACAATATGATGGTGTCAATGATAACGTTGGTGGATTATCTATAAGATAACGATTCATCTGTGATTCATCGTGCCATAGTGCAATCACATCATTCTCTAAATCTTTAGTCACTCGGTCAGCAAGAACTTCTGCCATCTCTAGAAATCTCTTTGTTGAACCACCATTAAATCCACCTGCATAATATAGTTCTCCTTCTTGACCTGCAGGAACATATGCTAATGATCTTGGATTACGATCATATGTTCTCTGCTCCTTTGGATAGAATGATTGATAGGGATGCATTGTTGCAACTAAATCACTTAATACTTCATCACCTACCTCAGATACAATACCCATATCTACATCAAAGTAATAGCAGTAATCAAACTGAGAAATATAATCTTTTTCTTTTACAAAGTAATTGTATCTTTTGAGTGTAGGCATTGGCCAAGGTTCGTGGTCAATCTGAGACACCTTAATATTATCTGATGTTTCAACATCGTGTTCTGTAAATAATAATCCTTGTATCTCGTGACCATTCAAAAACTTCTCTTCAATGTTGTCATACAATCTTTCAACAAATTGAATATACTTATTAGTTGCGATTGTTAGAATAAGAATTTTCATCTTAGAATATCTAATAAAGTTTTGACAGAGCATTCAAAGGATAGATTGTCCTTAATAAATGCTTTTGGATCATATTGACCTAGTGTAGCATAGAATTTAGAAAATGTCACTTCCAAGTCTTCAATGTTAAAAAATACTTCTCCACATCTCTCATCCCAATAAGGTATAGATGTTGCAGGAACTCGGTATGCTTCTCCTTGGTCTAACCATTCTTTAATATCCCAAGCTATAATTGGAACTCCCATTGACATAATCTCTTGAACAGCAATACCTTGACTCTCTGTACCATTGATAAGAAAACAGAACTTGGCACTGTTAACTAATTGTTTAAATCCATCTTCACCATAACCACCATACTGCACCATTTTATATGTAAGATTTTTACTATCTAAAAATTGCTTGACTGCATCTAATTCTTTCTGCTCTCTTCTCTTGAAATATATCAGACAATCATATGTAATATCTCTTTCATTATTAAATGTCTCAATACCAACTGGCCAGACTGATATCTTATTCTCTGGTAAATTAAATTTATTGATAAACTTATCTTTGACCCACTGTGATGGTGCAATAATCTTTTTATAATAGTTTTGGTTTTCAATTAGAAACTGTCCATACCCATCAAACATCCAAACCTGCGGTCCAATGATTGTAGTATCCTGTTCAATCTTTGAATGTTTTTCATGTGCAGTTGCATCATATTGAACTAAAAAATTATACTCATATTTCTCTTCGTTGATTGCATATTTAATATTCTCTTGGTCAAAACTTTTAATGAGATTATCTACAACTTTATGAGGTCCGTTCATCGTTGCAGAGTGACCCCAGTATGCTTCTGAATAATAAAGATTAATCATAACCAAACAGTTTGTTTTAACATTTCATCTGGCAATGTATCAGACCAGATGTAATCAGTATGTTTATTATCTATCTTTGGTTCAAACATCTTTTCTACAGGAACAATATGTAAGAGTGTAGGTGTATGTGTTGCTCTTGCATCAGGTACATCAGGAAAAATATAATTTGAATATCCGATCATTTTAAAGTCAGTAAAACTTCGACCTATCTCTTGCTTCATAACTCTCTCTGCCAATTCTGCCATCGTTTCTTTAAATCTTAATCTACCACCTATGACCCAATACACATCTTTAACTGGTTCTTCTTTCCTTTTAATTAACAGATATTTTTTCTCAGCAAAAATTAAAAAGTCACCACAAAAAACTGGCATTGTTTTTAATATCTTTTGATATTCTTCTTCTGGTATAAAAGTCATAACCAAGTCCAGTCACTAAACTCCATATCTTTCACAGATTTACCTGCACAACTATCAGCAAACCAATTCTTAGGAGCGATTACTTTTTCACTATCACCTAACCAAGCACCCCACCAAGAGAATGATGAATTTGCAATGATGTGATAATCACATTTTGTCATCAAACATAAATCAATATCTGCATCATTACCTTCAGATATCATCACACTATCATCTGCAAAAAGTCCCTGCTCTTGACACCACTTAGGGTCATCAGAAAATACAAGTATCTGTGTATTTTTATCAAATAATTTTAATGCCTCTTCATAATAACTCATCGGTTGTAATGGATGATTATTATTCACAGTATAATCTGTTCTTCTGATATGTAATGATACAATTTTCTTTCCGCTAATTGATTCATACATTTCACTACATAATGATTCTACTTCATTTGTAAATTTAAAATCATTTTTAATTTCATCTTTGATATGATTAAAATATTTTGGTGATTGAAAATAACCAAACAAATCTACATTATCAGGACAAGACCTGAACAGTTCTTCATCAAACTCGTGCATCCTCTCTTGGAGTACTGGGTTTCTTACTATCTCAATCTTATTCTTACTGATGTTTTCAAAGACATTGTAAATATTCAAAGGTGATGTTTTTACTAATGGATCATTCTGTCCGAACACATCCTCTGGTGGTATTGTAAAATCAAAACCACGATTTCTTGCAATACCTTTTAGAGATGCATACTGAAACATCTGATTTGCAAGTCTTCCAAGATTACCAATATTATTAAAACTAATCAAAACGTAATTCCCTATCCTTTCTATATTTTACAGAGTTGTAAATCTCTGCTTTTAAATGTGTACTTGAGTAATTATGATTACGATTTAACCATACAATATCAATTGGAATATCTTTACCTGTGTAATCACCTTTAAGATAATCTGTTCCTAAAAATCTGATATCATAATCACCACTCTTGAGATAATTTAAAAATCCATTTTCAACTTCATAATATACGACATCATCAACATCTTCAAATGCCATCAATATTTCTTTTCTTTCTTCTTTAGTATGAATTGGTTTTAACTTTATATCTCTTTCAATTGATGGGTCAAGATGTAATGCAACTGTAAGATGATTACAATGCTTCTTTGCATCTTTAAACATACGAACATAACCAGGATGTATTACATCAAATGCACCTGCAATGATACCTTTCTTAACTGGTCTTGTTTTTTTCCATTCTTCAACATTAATACCTTTATCATCTACAAATAAATCTGCTGTAGGTTTATGAAACATAGGTTCAAGTTCGTGATATTTAACACCCCACATATCTAATTGTTTTATTGTCCAATCTGTCCAATTTTTACCAGAACCTCTACCTCTAGCAGTCATTATAATAATTTTATTTCCTTCATCAAATAAACGATTGACTTGTTCGACCATGAATGGGATTGGATTAGCTTCGTGATATAATGGTTTACTATCTTTTGATGGTGTATCACAAATAGTTCCATCTAAATCAAAACAATAATTCATACAACTCCGTGAAGAAAAATTTGGTGTACGCATTCAACAACACCATAACTGTCGCTATCTATATGATAGTTCCAAAGTGCATTTTTTGCTACCGTTCTTATTGTATTATTACTCTTAAATCCTGTCAACACTCCATAGTCAGTGTTTTCTTTTTCACACCAATTTAAACAGTTTAACATATTGGGTGACTCACCACCAGAACTCATAATAATAACTAAACTTTCTTTCTCAACATAATATTCTAAAAACTTTTCATATGCTTTATCATATCCAAAATCATTTGATAACATTGTTATCATTGATGGGTCAGATAAGATTGATACTCTCTTACCGTGAAATTTCATGTAGTCCTGAGAAATATGTGATGCAACAGAATTACTACCACCATTTCCTAATATAATTATTCTACTGTGTGTATGAAATGCTTTCTGAAACTTAAAAAACTCAACCTCCATATGTGCAGATTGAAGTGTTGAGATATATTCATCAAATGGATTCATAATTCTTTTCCTGTTACACCATTCGTTTCTACATTTATTTTAACACAATTAAAAGGAATATTCAACTGCCCTTTTCTTGAAAATGTTAGAAAAAATCCACCATTACCAGCTCCACATAACTTATGTGCAAAGACACTTTTATTATCAAATAATTCTGCATCCATTTCTCTAATCCATTTGTTCTTTAATATAGTTGACGATGTATTCTTTTTCTGTGTCCAACTATCATTCATTAGATTTAAGAACTCATCATAATTTTTATTCATAAATGCATCGTGTGCTTTCTCAACTGTTTCTAATAATGGTTTTGATTTATCAATGTTTGCTGTGACATCTTTTAAAACATTTTTGGAGTTTCTTGTAACACCCGTGAATACTAAATGAGCATCGTATTGATTGAATAATTCTGTATTCATAAAATTATATTTGACAATGCCACCTCTCTTAAATTCAATTTTTTTAAATCCACCAACACCACAACCATAAGGGTCTTGATAACCACAGTAAGGATTCATAATTAATTCTAATTGATATGCCATCTCACATAGCTCGATGTCAGTCATCGGTGTCTTATAATACATCGATAGACATTTGAGCAAACTAATAATATAAGATGATGAAGATGCAAGTCCACTACCCTGTGAATAAGCATCACTAGTCATTGAAACATTAACGGGTGGTGTTCTAAAATAATCAAGAACTATTCTTATCAATTCATTTTTAATTTTACGAACATCATTTACTTCTTCTCTCTTTGAATAGTTAATAATATATTTCCCACCCTCATTATTATAACCTAATTTATCTTCGTGTAATGTAATATAAGTTTTTAAACTACAAGCAAAACTAATTACTGAACCAAATCCATATCTCTCTACAAATACGGGATTATCTGTAGAACCCCCAAACAAAGATACTCGTAAAGGACAAGATGAAATATACATTATGATACATCCCTCAACACATTTAACTCTTCCATTTTTTTACTACAATATTCGATTATGTTATCAACTGAAGATGCACAATCCAACCACTCTTTATATTCATTAATACTATCATATATTGTCCTGCTTGGATTCCATCCTAAACTTTCAAGTTTAGATATATCAGACCATATGTGACGGGTATCACCAAAACGATATTTACCAGAAGGTTTAGGTTGATAATTTTTAACATCATATATTTTTGCACAAGCACTTGCAAACTGATTTACAGTAACAGGTGCACCTCCACCGACATTAAACATTTCATAATCTGCACGTTCATCTTCTAAAACTAAAATATTTGCATCTACAACATCGTGTATGTTTACAAAATCTCTAACTTGATTTCCATCTTCATATATCTGTGGTTCTTTACCTTGATGAAATGCTAGTGAAAAGATACGACAAGCACCACTGTAAGCATTATAAAAACTTTGTCTTGAACCTTGTACGATTGAATATCTCATTGCGACTGTTGGTATTCCATATCTCTTTCCTAATTGTAATGCAAACATTTCTTCTGCAATCTTGCTCATACCGTATGGATTCTGTGGATTTGATATTCTTTCTGGTGTTTTTGCTAAAAATAATTCACCACCATCGTCTGCTGTTAAATCAAATATTCCTTTCTTCAAGTTCTCTTCTAATCTTGTATCTGGTAGAACCTCATTACCAAGACTATCAAGATATAATCCTTCTCCTAGTGTTGCCTGACTACTTGCAACAATAATCTTTTTAATTGGTAAATTATCTCTTACTATAATTTCGTATATCCTAGCTGTTGAAGATACATTTACATCAACAAATCTAGAAAAGTAAGGTAAGTAATCTTGAAATGCTGCAAGATGATATACATAATCTACTCCTTGTAGAGCTTCTGTTATAGCACGTACATCAGTTGCACTACCCGCCATAAACTCTATTCGTTCGTCAAGATATTCTGGTATTGAATTATGAATAGGTTTTTGAAGAGAATCAAGTACTCTAACTTCATATCCTTCTTTTAACAAACGGTCAGCAGTGTGAGATCCAATAAAACCTGCTCCACCTGTAATCAATACTTTCATTTTTTAATAGCAATAAATCCCTTACTCCTTCCTGGTGGGTCAGTAAGTATATAATCATTATAGAACTCAAACTCCCAATTGGCAAGTATGTCACT